AGAAGTGGATGGGTAAATGCAGCACAGAATGGCTGTACGGTGGCGGACGATGCGAGATCGGCGACCAATACGGCCGCTGGAGCGACGGTTCGACCGGTGTATGGCAGGCAGAGTTCGTCCAAGCTTACGGCGTCATGCTTCGCAAGGTGTATCCTGGTGGTCATGACTTCCGAGAGTACGACTCTGAGCTTGCGAAGGAGTTCGGTGCCAAAGGCGTACCTGACTCGCTCGAAGATGTGTCGCGCGAACACCCAGTCAAGACCGCAGCGTTGGTCACGACCTGGGAAGAGACTCGAGACGCCATTTACAATGGTCACCTCGTCGCTGTTTGCTCGAACGCCGGCTTCGGCAACGGATCAACAACCCGAGATTCCGAAGGCTTCCTGCGTCGCAGGCGGTCACCTTGGTATCACTGCATGTTCTTCATGGGGATGGACGACGAGTCCGGCCGACCTGGCGCCCTGTGCATGAACTCATGGGGTGTGAACTGGATCGGCGGCCCAACGCGTCACGGACAACCACCAGGCTCGTTCTGGATCGATGCTGAGACCGTCGACTACATGGTCAGGCAGCAAGATTCATTCGCACTGAGCAACTACGTTGGTTATCCTTCAGTTGTCATACCCCCATACGTGATCTGGTGATTCAGAACGGTAGCAACTACTACATCGCGCACCCTAAGACGGCCTCGGTCTCGACAGTTCGAGCACTGATGGAGAAGGGATGGAAAGGCGTCGGTCAAGACTGTCAAAGTCATGGACCTGGTCACCATTCTATCTACCCGTTCCCGGCTGGCTCGAGATGTATTTGCGTCGTACGAGAACCACGTGATTGGCTAGTGAGCTGGTATCACTACCTTGGGAAACGAAACAAGCAGCCGTTCCATGAATGGTTGCCAACATTCAGAACACCGCTACAGCTTAACGGCCTCGAGTTCTACGGTGTTCCATTTAGTACGCACGTCATCTTCTTCAGCGAACTCCAGGAGGGCTGGAATGCGGTGATGGATGACTTACGCAGGCCGAGAATCGAACTTCCGCACGAGAATGTAAGTATCGACCGCGAGAAGCCGACCGCAAGTTACTTTGAGAACAGTCAAGTTCGCACTCTGTACTCGGAGCGTTACGGGGACCTCGACCGATGGTATCAGGCACTTTACGCATCGAAGGAAGATGATGTCTTCCTCAAGAGGTTATGATGAGACACCGACTGATTACAATGGCAGGCTTCGCTTATGTCACTTACGCAATCCTTACAGCTTACACGGCTCTGGCTTCAATTGAAGCGGCTCATCCGAACGGCCCTGATACGTGGGCCCAGCCTAAGGGATTGGCACAAGTTGATCGAGCTTGGCAACCGATGGATTACATTGACACGCCGACCTACGCAAACGTCAAGAACGAGTACCGAGTCGAAGTCTGGGTCGGACAACGATGTCACTGGTGCGACAAGTTCAAGAGACGAGAACTCCCGAAGCTCAAGAAGGCTGGGGTCCGAGTGGAGGTCAAAGAGACGTGGAAAGTTCCGCGTTCGGAGAGACCGAAGGACATGAGAGTCGTGCCGATGATTAAGGTCTATCGGAGATCTAAATGCATCAAGACGTTCCACGGTTATGAGAAAGCCGAGACCATCTTGACACATGTCAAACACCGAGTGGTATTGATGAGATGATGGAAGTCGCCGCACAAGCCGCATTTGTCGCTGTCATCGCCACGTTGGTGTCTGAGAGCTTCATCATGTCGCGGTTTCGTGATTACTGCGACATGTACATCGTATCGTGCCCAGTTTGCATGGCATTCTGGCTTGCCCTCCCGTTCATGTACTACGGCTTCCTGCACTACTTCCTGGTGATCGCCACGGCGAACCTCTGGATGCTTGTCATACTCAAGGTCTACGCAGAACTAGAAAGAGAATAATGAACAACAGACAACTCGCACGCAAGGTGCGTCGACAACTCAGCCGCGCACGTCGTAACGAAGAGATCTCCGACAGCGCATACGCCAAGGCCTATGAGTCCACGTTCAGTTCGGCAGCAATGTCAGAGTTGAACAGTAAGATCTCAACGGCTCAGCTGAACCCTTGGGAGCACCGAGGTGTTCTCATGACGAGCCTCAAAGGCTTTGACTTCTCAAACATCTGGGATTGGTTCCAAGAGAACTGGCCTGAGATTCTCAGGATGCTCATGCTGATCCTTCCCCTCTTACTCGACGACGGAGACCGCGAATGAAGATCCCCAGTCCACATCCACAGTTGACGAATCTCAAAGCGCAAGTGTTGCTTGCCAACGGCGACTCCTTCACGATGCAAGCCGGTAACGACTTCACGTTTGAAGTTGACGACGACGCGATTGAAGTCCTTGCAACTGCTTTCGACAACCAAGGACGCACAGCCCAACACGCTTGGACGAAAGAGAACGGTGTCCAGTCGATGGACTTGTATCTCGAGAACAAGAAGTTGAAGCAGAAGGTTGCCGCTTACGAAGCCGCTCAGAAGGAGAAGACTCGTAAGATCATGTCCGAGAGCAAGGCGAAGCAGGAGAAGAAGAATGAAGCAGTTCCGACTCCCCGCCCAGTTCAAAGCAAGAAAGCTGAAGATTGAGTGCCACAATGCTGACGGCACTTCAGAGTTCATTGAGGTCGACTACTCACCGAAGATAACTCTGCCTGACTGCGTTCGCTCACTCACAGTGACGGACGCACCGGTTCAAGGACGCGGACCACTAGCCCTTACTCAGCAGGTTCAAGTTGAGGTTGTTAGATGACAGACTTATTGGATACGTTCGCGGAAGTTCTCGAGGAAGGCCTCGTGTCGCGGACGCTACGGCGAAGGAGTCGCTGGGTAGAGCATCGCCGAATCATGGGCGAGCCACTCCCTGGTAATTACTCGTTCAAGTATCACCCTTGGTGTCGAGAACTGCATGACGCGCAGTCGTCTTACATCAGCGTGATGAAAGGCGCACAGCTTGGCGTCACGGAAGTAGCAATCAACGTTGCCTTCCACACTGTTGACGTTCTCAAGCGGGATGTCCTGTACGTGTTACCGACGGCGTTGAACGCAAGTGACTTCAGTAAGTCACGGTTCAACACTGCTCTACTGCACTCGCCATACTTGTCCAACTTGTTCACTGATACGAACACTGTTGGGTTGAAGCAAGCAGGCGGAGTCAACCTGTACATTCGCGGGTCGCGAGGCGATTCGAACTTGAAGTCCATTCCGGTTTCCGTCCTACTGTTGGACGAAGCTGATGAGATGGATCAGAAGCAGATCTGGCTCGCACTCGAGCGACTGTCAGGTCAGATCCACAAGTTCGTGTACGCATTGTCGACACCTACGATCCCGAAGCGTGGAATTCACTTGCTGTATGAGCAAGGTACGCAAGAACACTTCAGATTCATTTGTCCCCACTGCTCACGTCACACTGAACTGATCTACCCCGATTGCTTGGTGCTGTGCGGTGATACAATCACCGACCCTGACGTGGGCAAGTCACACTTGGTTTGCAAAGAATGCAAACACCCGCTTCAACATGAAGCCAAGATGGACTGGTTAGGTCCAACAGGTTACTGGGAACCGACGGTCAAGGTCGACGACGATCACCGTAGCTTCTACGTCAACCAGTTGTACTCATATACTGTCTCGCCAAAGGAGTTGGCGACCGCATACTTCCGTGGCCTCGGTGATGAAGCCGCCAACGTTGAGTTTCACAACTCAAAGCTAGGCCTGCCGTTCATACCGGATGGTGGTCAAGTAACAAGCGACGAGATTGACAAGGCTGTCATGCGTACTCGCTACACGAAGAGTGACCAACGGCCGGCGAGAGGCAACCGCTGCATCGTGATGGGTGTCGATCAAGGGAAGTTCCTTCACGTCGTCATCACTGAGTATCTGCAGCTGCCAGGTGTTGCTGCCGGACTCGACCTTAACGCTGCAACAACAGCCAAGGTGCTATGGGAAGGCAAGCTTCCCGGCGACCGGTTCGATTACCTTGACCACATGATGGTCGAGTGGCAGGCGCAAGTCTGTGTGATCGATGCCGACCCACAGATCAATGATGCACGGAGGTTTGCCAGACGCTTCCCTGACTCAGTTTACCTCTGTCGTTATCGACGGGGCCAGACCGGCAAGGAAATATCTGTAGCTGAAGAGGAAACAAACGCACCGATCGCAACTGTCGATCGTACGAACTGGTTCGATGCGTCGATGGGACGATTCCACTCGAACCGCGTTCAACTCCCTGATGATGTATCGAATGAATTCAAAGAGAATGTTTGCAACCTCATTCGAACTTATGAGAAGGATGAGAACGACAACCCGAAGGCCGTCTACTTGAAGACCGGCCCTGATCACTTTGCACATGCGTTCAACTACTGTGAGATCGGAATGCCGATCGCAGCAGGTGTATCAACCGGCGAAGACATTACTGAGAAGGTACTATGACAAACGTCCACCCGATGAAGAAGCGGATCATCGACATCCGTCACCC